TATATATTTATATCGTATATTTTATACTTAAATTTCTCTTTAGCATATATCTTAATGCGCTCTGCCGCATGAACCAAGGTATAGTTCTTCTTAGATTTCCAATGTAAATCATCTGCTATATCAAATACAGTGGTAGGTTTACCATCATCGGTCTTTCTTAATCCTCTTCCGATACTTTGGAGAACCCTAATCTGAGACTTACTTGGTGATGCAAATACAATATTGTGTAGGTTACGAATATTAATCCCAGTAGAAAAAGTGCCCATAGAGGCGACAATAATCGCGTCACTGGATTTCTCTGTAATCTCTCGTACTTTCTCCCGCGTATCCACGTCGGTCTCTCCTGATACATAAAATAGTCTCCTAGTGTTTCTTGGTAGTTTATCAAACTTTTCTTGCAGAAGGTTATGTAGAGGTTTTCCGTGTTTGTCGACATATTGGAATAATATGAGTGTGTTCCCGACATTTTTAATTGCAAGATTCGCGATAAAGTTATTTCTTGGACCATATTGTACTATAAAGTCCATCTCTTGTTGATAAGAATTCTTTGATACTTCTTTACAAAACTCTTCTTTATACTTTAACAGAAGTATATTAATATCAAGATCTGCAAGGTCTTTGTTATCCATCAACTTTCGGGTAGTAGTTACTTTATGAACTGGCCCGAATAAACCTTCTAATACTAACTGATGAGTTTGGGTACCATCTAGTGTTCCTGTAGTACCTATTCTAAATTGAGCCTCGGTACATTTTTCTAATATGGCCGTGAGAGACTTAGCTTTAAATGCGTGTGCCTCATCACCAATAACCATTCCATATGGCTGGAACCATTCTGCTCTTTCTTTATAGATTGACTGCCATGTAGTGATTACTACCCTATGTGATATATTATACTTTTCTTTACCAGCATATATCTTATGACAATTTTCATCTACATTCCATTCATCCAACTTAGAATAGTCTTCAAAGTCTGAATACATTTGTTCAACCAATGAAGTAGTCGGTACTATAAGTAGGACATTGTTATCGTGAGCATCAAGGAAAGCTCGTATGGCCATGTAAATAATAAGTGACTTACCACTTGCAGTTGGTGATAGAAGTAATGATTTTTTGTTAGATAGTGCATGATGTAAAGCCTCCAGCTGATAATCTCTTGGTTTAATTTTATTTCCACCTGCAGTTAAATTTAACATACCTAATATATGTTCTAAGTTAACAGGTTCAAGTGAATTGGGTAGTCCGTAACTAGATGCTTGAACTTCTACAGTATATTCTCTAGCATCTGCAAACTCTTGGAGATACTTAAAAAGACCACAATAAAGTGTTCGCTTTCTCATATCAAGTAATCTAATCTTACCATCCCATATACGATTTTTATATGCAGGCATGAATTTATAACCAGGAACAAAGAAACAGAAGTGCTCTGTTAGTTCCATTAGAATACTTGGGTCAGCATCTATTTGGAGAAAGCTTTCATTTCTCTTTGTTACTTTAATTTTGTCCATTTAACTTTTCCAAAAGCCATTGTATAAGAGTATTTATTAGTCCTTAAAACGATACCATCAAAGGACTTAACCTTCTCTTTAGTATTTTCTTCTATCCATTTCTTTAATTGGGTAAGAGAATTCCAAGATTTATTTTCTATATATTCCATTGTATATTCTAGTGTACATTCTAGTGTATATTATATTATACACCAGAAGTGAATTTATGCCAATCAATTGCATTTCTAATAGACTGATGTCTCCACTTAATATTTTCCATAATCTCTTTAAGTGTATCTACCATCTCTTGCTGATAATGTTGTTTGGCCTGATGGGCTTGAATAAGAGGGTCTGAATCATACCACTTATCCATATCACCTTTTAATACTGTAAGACCATTAAGTGGGTCATAAGACCAACCTTTATCGTCCATTTCTTGTTGGGTTAGTTTACCATTATAGTGCATAAACTTCTCTTTCAGTAAGACTTTAAAATCCAAGTCCAACTTCTTTAGCTTTAGTTTATTTACAGTATATAGTTCTAAGTACTTCGAATGAAGTTTGGCTGATTCACGAGATGCATTACCTAAATCCATCTCATCTATAGTGGAGTCTTTTTTCCACATTTCAATTATTTGTTCTAAACTGTTCATAATATTCTCCAAGTGTACTGTTAGATTATTCTATTATACTACAAAATAACCTAAATGTAAACCATTATTTAAATTCAAAGGTTGAGTAAGCAAATGTTACTGTCGCCTGTAGATATTCTACTTCTGTTCCTTGTGTGTCGAATGCAAGTTCTGTCATTGCAATAGGAAATACATCTGAAAAATGTATTGTTTTAGTTACGTTAGAGTGAGAGTTAAGAACTAATAACTCTGCATCTTCTGATTGGTCTTCTTTCTCATTAACTATACGATGCATCCAATTAAACATTTCCAAGTAATTTTCCATATCTTCTGTTACATTAAAGGTAATGGATAAGTCACCAAAGTTTATTCTATCGCCAGTAAATGCAATGTTGGCACCTCTATATGGCATAGGACTTTCTGCAATGGCCATATCAGGTAAAGATACACCAGTACAAAAGTATTCTGAATTAGAAAATTTGTTCTTGTCTATAGAGAATTGAAACCCTATAGGATTTAAAAAGTTTTTATTAGTAGTTGTCATATTAGTATTTATACCTTTTATTTACTTACTATATTATTTATACTCTTTAAATGTTAGAATGAGCCATCCTTGGCCGCCTTACTCCTAAAACTCTACTTATTTAGCTTCAGTCTCTTCAACACCAGTCTTATCTGCCACAGTTTTAATTGTACCTGATACTACATCCAAAGTGCCAGTGGTAACACCTGCAACATCAGATGCAACCCCATCAACAATATTCTTAGTACCATCAATTACTGAGTCTACCGTATTACAACCGGCCAACAAAACTACTGACATTATAGTAAATAACTTATGCATAATAATCTCCTGTTTTATAGATTACTGGATAACCAGATTCCGAACGCTTACCTCTAAAGGCATCCCCTGCTTACTACGCTGTTCAGGTCGTGAACATATTTATTTATACGCAAAAAAAAGAGAGCCCCGAAGGACTCTCTTTAAATACTTTATTACTAAAGATTAGTCAACCATGATGTCGTCTACTCTGAAGATTCTGAAGTATGGGTTAGCTCTATCGGAACCAGTTCCGTCTGAACCTACGAATGGATTAGTAACCATACCGTATCTAGTTTTGAACCCGATACGTGGTTGGAAATCACTTTCGCCAATTGCCTTAACCATAGTTAATGGTACGTAAGGACAGTAGAACATACCCGCATCATACGGATTTGAACCTCTGTAACCTACTAAAGCAAAGTCTTCAGTTGCATATGGGTCTACATATACTTTTAGTCTTCCGTTAAGAACACCAGCAAAAGTATTACCTGTGTCATCTACTTGTAATCCAGTAGATAGAGCAGGAGTATAGTCCATTACACCAGCAGCAGCTAGTGCAGAAGCAACGTCTGAAGAACAGATAACAAAGTTACCTTTGCCTCTTCTTGTTTGCTTAGCAATAATGTTTGCTTCTCTTTCGAGTTGCATGATAAGTCCTTTGAACTTCTCAACCATCCAACGTCCGTCTGAGTCTGTACCAACATCAAAAGCACCTTTCAATGCTACTGAAGTTTGTTGTGCACCTAACTTAGCTTTAGCCATAATAGTTCTAATCATCTCTCTGTTGATTTCCGCAAGGATTTCAGTTGAAAGAATGTTAGCTAGTTCAGCTTCTGCATCTAGACCATGAATTGCTTTAAGGTCTTGAGCTAGTTCCATTGTGTACTCAGCTTTAAGAGCTCTTGAAGTAGCAGTTACTGTTGATTTCTCAATAGTGAAAGCCATTTCTCCGAACCCAGCCCCTGTTAGAGCTTCTGCAGCTGAAGTAGCAATACCAGTACCGTGGTCAACTACTGTATCAGCTAGGTTATCACCTAGGATACCGTCAGCACCCGAACCGTCTGTTTCGCCTTCAAGACCAGTTGGCCCTGCAGCATGTGTACCAGTACCAGAAAATTTAGTATCGGCTTCATCAAAGAAAGCTTCCGCTCCGCCTTGAGTACCATACTTAGCTTTCATAGCAAAGATAAGACCAGTTGGACCAGTCATTGGTTGTACACCAGCAACGTCATAAGCGATAAGATTTGGCATAGCTCTTCTTACGAGAGAGATAAGTACCGGATCAAATCCTTTGATGTTACCAGCTGTGGCACCCATACCAGCACCGACTACGTTAGCCGCTTCTGAGATATAGTTACCGTTCATTTGAGCTGCTTCTTCTGCAAGAGCAACTTCCTGATTTTCTAACAATCGAGCTGTAACAGCTTTCTTGTATTTATCCTGAATAACTGGTGCACTTTCGTGTTCCAGGACAGGACCCCATTTTTCCATGAGTTGTGAGTCTGCATTAAACATTTTTTAGTTCCCCTAATTTGTTTTATGAATAGTTTTTACTAATAGCTTGTGTGTATCTAGCCATTGAATCTGAGATATCAGCAGTTTCTACTGAGTCATTTCCAATGAGACTTTTTACTTCGTCAGCCTTCTCATTAACTTCCTTTGTGAAGTATGATTCTTTAACAGTTTTAACTTTCATTTCAAAAGTTTCTTTGTTATCGAAATCAATATCTTCAACTAAAGATGCTAACTTCTCAGCTTCAGTTTCAGCTAAACCTAAAGAATTTTCTCTGATTACATTTGCTCTTTCAAGAACTTGAACGGACTCATGTAGTCTGATATTATCTTCTGTTGATTTATTAAGGTTCCCTTCTAGTTCAGCTACTTGCTCTGATAAATCATCAACAAGGTCTACTTTACCTTCTGGAACATCAATGTAATGTTCTGTGAACACTTTTTGAAGTGAAGTCATGAACTCTTCAGCAATTTCAGTCCTAAGACCATTAACTACTGATACTTCATTTTCTTTCATCCAATTTTCAACAACGTATGAAAGGTATGAATCTACCTTCTCTACTAGCTGAGATTGAACTTGAGAAACTTCTTCTTCAAGATTTTGCACGTATTCGGCTTCTAATCTATCAACTTCTT